TCAAAAGCGTGCAGGAGAAGATTTGTCTCTTGAAGAATTGAAAATTTTTACGCAATGTTGTCAGAAGCGATGGCTCATATGTTTATGACTAAAGAGTATCGTGGTATTCAGCGCCCTATTAATTTTCTTCAACGTGAAAACTGGCCTGTTAGTTATCCGAAGAAGAGTTCTGCAGGGTTGTATGTTGGACTTTTGCAACCCAACCCGATTAAGGCTGAAATATTTGACGAAGTAGTTGACAATGCAATAATTGAATTTCAGAAAGTTGCTTGTACTCTTGAACGTGAGAATGCATTGTTGTTGATTCGCAAATCGATTTCAAATATCAACAAGCCTAGCGTGAAGAGTGAAATACGTGTAGGAGAATTATTATGGGATGAAGAAGCATGTCAATGGTATTATCAGGTTAAGCCTGGTGAACGTTTGTTTATGATTCCTGATATTGTTAATTTTTGCATTTGGAAAGCGCTTATTAGGCCTGCTTCTAACATTTGTGGTCTTGGTTCTGATACTTACACAATGCCGATTAAGGTAGGCATGGAATTTAATTGGGGTTCTGCTACTGATTATGTTTGTGAATTGACTAAGACCCCCATGCCTCGATTGGCTTTAATTAGGTCTGGTAAGGATCTTGCCAAGTTTGAGGCTGAGGTATTTGCAAAGTGGCTTATATTGGAAGTTGATATTTCGAAGTGGGATCTTACTCTTCGAGGTTTTATATTGCAAGAAGTTGCTCGCCATTATTTGTCATCATTTGACATTCGTTATGAAAAGTTCTCTCCTGGTGACTATTCTGATGCTGGTGGTGGTGCGTACTTATTCTTCATTATTTTAGTGCGCTTGCTTGAAACTCTTATGGTTAAGATAATCCCAAATCCCACTGGAACGTTGTGGGCTGCTATATTGGGTACCATGAATAGTGGTCATTATGCTACTTCTTGGCTCAATAGTTTGATCAATGTCGTCATTCAGTTGTGGGTCATTTCAATTATGTTTCCTAAAATTGATGTGATATCTTTGTATGCTGAGAAGGTAATTATATTTACTTTCGGTGACGATGTTGTCATGGCATTGGATCGTGCAATATTTGGTAAATTTGACAAAGATCTCTACATTGCTACCTTGAAGCGTCTTACAAATATGGTCGTCAAGGATTCAAATTTCAATGTCTCAACACGATTGGTTGCTTTGATGGGTGGTGAGACGCCTGATAATTTGGCTCCTAGTTTTCTTAAGTACCAACTTGGGTGGCGTTATTGTGAAAAACATGATGAAGGGGAATTTTATTTTGCACGTCATCACTCACATTCGCTTGCAAAGCTGTTTACGTCTGCTGTTCACACAATTAGTCCTATGAACATGTGTGATCGTGCAGTTTGTCTTGCTTATGTTTGTGGAACTAATAAGGT